GCCGGAAAGCCGGAATCACAGAGGCGGTTAAAGTATTCAAGGCCGGAAAGGAAGTGGAAGGTGAAAAATGGGAATTTGTTTCAAGCCACACGGCACGCCGGAGTTTTGCAACCAATTTGTATTTACGCGGTGCCGATTTATACTCAATAAGCCAAATGATGGGACATGCAAGCGTGGAAATGACTCAAAATTATCTTTGCTGTGGTCTCCGTGAACAATCGGCACAAGTTATGGAGTATTTTAAATGAAACAAGCCACGCTAAATATCGGTAGAACTATTTTAGCGTGGCTCTCTTATACTATGACAAAATCCGTTCCAGCATCTCAAAGTCTTTTTCCACTTCGGCATTCAGAACTTTAGCATATTGTTGTGTGGTGCGTACATTTGTATGACCGAGCATTTTACTCACATTTTCCATTTTAACCCCATTGTTCAGGCACATTGTCGCAAATGTGTGCCTGCTCATGTGAACGGTCAAATTTCTATCAAGCCCTGCATAATCAGCAACTATTTTAAGCCGCAAATTGTATTGTTGATTACTGATAATCGGAAGCACATAATCATATTTTTTCAATATTTCCATTGCAGGAGACAGTAATACGATAAAATAGTTTTCTTCTGTCTTTAAACGAATATCCAATATAACATACTTATTGCCGCGTTTTTGTACGTCACGTTTGAAATTGAATTTAGCAAGATCAGCATAGGATATTCCAGTATATGCCTGAAAAATAAAAAGGTCACGGACTCTACAGATCGTTTCCGAGTCTATTTGAGCATCTTTCACTTTCTTCAATTCTTCGGCAGTCAAATATTTCCTGATGGCATGTTTGCCACGGGAAAAACGCTCCCCCTTATACGGATCATTTTTTAGCAAATCAAACTTTATGGCCTCGTGGATATAACGTTTGTTACGTTTATGATAGTTATATATTGTCGGCTGTGAATAGCCCTTAGCATGTAACCAATCATCATACAATGTGATATTGGCTTTTGTGAGATCAGAAAAATATATTATTCTGTCAAATTCACGTAATGAGGTCGCAAATGTCCGATGGGAAGCTTTGGTACTTTCCGTTATATCTCCACGCTCTTCAATTCTTCTTTCTACAAAGTCAACAAAACTTTCCGATTTATTGGTATATCTCAAAAATCTATCCAGCTTATCAAAATCAAAAACTTCCTTTTTGCTGATAAGTTCATTAATCCAATTTTGGATAATCCGGAGTTGTTCATCAAGACACTGGTTCAATTGAATCATTTCAACCGAATTGATTATCTTCTTTCGATCATTCCATTGGTCGGAATAGACTTTAACGCCGGTTCCGATCCATTTTCTCTTACCTTCGCTCAAAACTTCAATTTGAACGAGTCCCTTGTGTGTCTTTGTCGCAACCTTTTTACGGTCAAAGACGAATCTCATTGTCGGATATTTCATATTCTTTTGAGTTTTGGTATCTACTGATTATCGCTACAATAAAAAAATGGTATCAAAGGCGGTATCATTATAGGTGAAAATATCGGTAAAAATCGGGAAATACTGGTAAGTTTCCGGTAAATATGCACCCAATTTTTATATGTTCTCCATCTACTCCCAACGCCTTAATTGCTTGATACACAACAAAAAAGGGAGTAACTAATGTTACTCC